GTAACTGGATTACTAAAAATGCTAACGTTATCTTATAACAAGGAGGTTCTATGAAAACGGTTAGATTATCACAATCTCTCAAGTACGACATTCGACGTGCGGCAGAGAACAAATATGACTCGGCTAACCCCAAGAAAGAGTATGCCAAAGACGGTATGCAATTGTTTATTGACCAAGGCTATCAGCAAAAGATAGACGTAACTAGTAAACAGTTCAAAGAAGTCTGGGGATTTGATATGCCAGTCAATACGGTTCGTTATCTTATTATATCGTCACAGTATCTAGATTCTACTGACGATGAGGGTAACGAGCATTACGAAACCAAATCGTACACGTTAGACTTACCAAACGTAGAAGTTCCTACTGTGTTGGTAAGATATGGCGATGAGATGAGGGTTAAAGTCGATCCTGACAACCCGACATTCTTACATTGTATCGAGACGGAAATGTTTAACAGCAACAGAGACCGCAAGAAGCGTGAATACGTTAACAACCTAGACACGGTTCTTCACAAGTTCTCTACGCTTAACCAGCTAATGAAAGCTGCACCGTATATCAAGGACTTAGTACCGCAAGATAGACTGCAAAAAATGCACGAAGTTGACGACCGTTCAGGTCGCAAGAAAGAGCAAGCAGAGATTGCGGATAATGAGTTATCTGAATTACGCGAAGTGTTGCTTGAAGATGCGTTACTTGGAGACGACTAATGAATCCATTATTCGTAAAAGCTAGGTCAAGACTAATTCTTGACAATCCATTCTTTGGCACACTGTGTCTCCGACTCAAAGTAGTTGAGTGGGAACAAGAGACAGGTGCTACTGATGGTGTCCATTTGTTTTACAACCCTAAGTGGTTCGAGAAACTTACGGACATGGAGAGGATTGGCTTCTTGGCACACGAAGTGCTTCACGTTGTGTTTCTACATATTACACGTAGGAACGAACGTGATGCTACTAAGTGGAATGTAGCGTGTGACTACGCAATCAATAACTATTTGGTTGCGGAAGGTTTTATATTACCGAAGGGCGGGCTTGTGGATGCGCAGTACAATGATATGACTGCGGAGGCCATCTACGGCATGCTACCCGACCAGGATAGCAAGTTGTTAGACCCTGGTAAATGTGGTGGAGTTATGGACCACCCTGGCGCTGACGGCACTAGTGGTAAAACTAGTGCCATCGAGGCTGGCCTAACTGTAGCAATACATCAGGCTGCCGAAGCGGCTAAAGCCCAAGGTAAATTGTCTAGTAATTTGGAGTCTGTTATATCAGACATTACTGACCCAAAGGTCGACTGGAAGGCTGTGTTGGCTCGTTTCTTACGTTCCAACAACAAGTCTGACTTCACCTGGGTTAGACCAAACAGACGATTTATCGCTCGCGGTATGTATCTACCTTCGCTACATAATCCTTGTCTAGAGGAGATTGTAGTTGCAGTCGACACATCAGGCTCGATCAGCGAAGATGAGCTCACGCAGTTTACAACCGAGACGTCGTACATATTGCACGAACTAGCACCAGAGCGTGTTCAATTTCTGCAATGCGATGCTGAGGTACAAAATGCTACTGAGTACACACGCGAATCGTTGCCACTAAAAGTAACGTACGAAGGCAGAGGCGGAACTAGATTCTCACCTGTTATTGACTATGTCAATGAGAACTACCCCAACGCAGCTGCTCTAGTATATCTAACTGACTTGGAATCAAATGACTTTGGTGACAAGCCACACTATCCAGTTCTATGGATTACAACAAACGAGACCAACGCCCCGTTCGGCGAGGTCATACAAATGCAATAACAAGGAGGTTACTATGGCATCTGTAAGAATGACAATCGAGCTGAGGAATCAGCTCATACACGCGTATCGTAAGCAATGTCAAACTGCTTACAATACAGAATTCGATGTAGAATCCACAATCAATGAGGTTGTGGATACTATACAACAACAAGCTAACACAACGGATTTTGCAAAGCTTGTAGAAACTGCAAAACAATTTGCAGAGCTTATGGCTCAGCATTCTAATAGGTACAAGGGTTTATATACCAAAGAGTACAACAGGATGTATGGCTCTATAAATGCTATTAGCCAAGAGTATGGTGACGACGAAAGGATGTGTCCTATCAAAAAGCCATCTCAGCTTTATGTAGTGTGTAATCCTAGTCGACCACAGTCAGAGAACATGACAACAGTGTCTCAATGGCATTGTGCTTTTCATGACAAATGGGACGGCAAAGTAGTGCCAGCATCTGACAGCTATGTAGAAGGCGACATGTTGTTTGTGCATGACTTCGGTGAAAACGCACCTTTCTTACCGTTTATTACTAATGGCGAAGAAGATAACTACAGAGCAAAAGAGGATTACGCACCAACATGCAACCTCGCTCTCGTTGTTACCGACGTTACTATGTGTGATAAACTACAAGCTATACCTATGGCAAAGCAGAAAGTAAGCGACATGGTTAAGAAGTTCGAAGACTTTGTAGAACCTATAACCACGCTCAAGAAATTCTTAGATGAGTTTCCTGGCGGTAGGTCTCTAGTACCAGAAGAGAAGCTTAAAGAAATGGCTACGCCAGCTACAAAACGCAAGGTAGAATCCAAAGTAAAAGCAGAAGACTTATTGACACCTGATGCAAAACAGGAGTTTAATGAGGTTATGTTAGAATCATCTTTACTAGGGGGTAATGAATGAATGACCAAGCAATAATGCCTTACCCAGAGTTTATCTACGATGAACGCCAAGACTTTCAGTACAACTTCTGGAAGTGGAGAGACATGGCAGATAACGAGGCTAAAGCAGAAAATAGACCATATTATACTGATACAGAAGCTAAGGCTCTGTTCCAGCAGTACTTTGGTCACTATAGCAAAGGAGTAGCGTTATGAGTGCTATTAAAAACTACATGTGGGACGTCGGCGAATTCGCCGCGGACCACGGTATCGCAGCTGCTAGAGATAAGTATTTCGAATCAGAAGAGGGTGTAAAACTCTGTATAATGTTTACGTTTGCTTACGACGGTAGTTGGGAACAATTCATTGCAGAAGGTAACTGGAAGGAGCCTCCTGTTCATTAACATGCCAAGGAGTGGCATTAGTATAGCCCAAGATTCGGTGTCCCGGCTTGGGCTATGCGTCTTTAACTTAGGATATGTATACCCAAAGTTCGATTGTTCCAGATGCAACGTCACCTGCTGGAGCTACTTCACAGATAACATCAATTGTGTCGTCTGAAGAATAGTTCACAGGAGCTACGCCATCATCTTTCTCATCAGCAGTACCACCTTGTCCACATGTAGATGCAGCGATGTACTTATCAGTATCTCCGCCATCACCAACACCAAACACAAGGCCAGTACCTGTATCTAGGTCGCTAGATTTAATCTTAACATCATGCACAGTTTCACCAGCAAATACGTCTACCATTTTGTATACGTCGCCTGCGTTAACTGCAGCAGTTACATTAATCTTTGCATATCTAACACCAATCGCTCCACTTGGGAACGGCTTGAATGATTGATTTCCAGCTACCATGTCACTTGTAAAAGTTGCCATATTGCTTCTCCATTTGTGTATTACATCACCATGATGTAATATCTATAGTCATAAAGACATAATTGTCTTTTGTCAAATTTAATTAAGGAGTAATTAAATGCCACCATCACATGTATATGTAAAGCGTAATCCAATACATCCATATACATACAATGACCCAGCAGATTTACCCCACATACAATGGAAATTTGTCAAAATATCTGTTGCTTACAACATGTACACCAGTAAGCAAATAGGATGGGAACGTGCAAAGCGTTCAGAGTACGAAGAATGGTGTACAAAAATGAAAAAGTTCAAGGAGGAACTATGAATAACGAAATAGACTTAGAAGATATCGAAACGATAGATAAATTTATATCTAGCTTTGTTGGCAAAATACACAACAACGAAATAATAGAACTAGGCATGGCCTGGGATAGAGTACAAGAACTTGCACAAAAAGGCATGGTTGCAGAAAAGTATGCCGAGGAGTGGGACAATGAAAAAAGAGCTTAACGATATAGCAAAGATGTTAGAGAGCTTAAATGCTGATTTACTAAGGCTATGGAATTGGATAAGGGGTAAAAGATGAAAAAATTATATTTAGACTTTGAGACGTACTACGACGTACAGTTCTCATTAACAAAAATGTCTACAGCACAATATATAAATCACAAAGATTTTAAAGTTTGGGGAGTAGGACTGAAAGTGGACGACGGAGATACCGAATGGTACAACGCAGATGAGACAGACGATATCTTAGCTGCAATAGACTGGAGCGATACCGCCCTGGTTTGCCATAATACTCTGTTTGATGCCTTCATTCTTACAAGGCACTACGGATATAACCCTGCGTATTATTATGATACGGCTGCGATGAGCAGAGGTTTATACCCAAATGTGTCAGCTAGGCTGAAAGAGTGTGTCATTCGTGAATTCCCAAAGGATGAGACAATGCGTAAGGGAGAAGAACTCGTGAATGCCAAAGGTATACGCGACCTTGACCCAGAGCTAGACGAACAAATAGGTTCGTACTGCATTCAAGATGTGGATCTAACGTATGCACTTTTTCAGTCCTACGTGTCTAAGTTTCCAGAGTCAGAGCTTGACCTGATTGACTTAACAACACGTATGTTCGTTGAGCCAAAACTTCTATTGGACCAGCCAATGCTGTTGCAATATAAAGAAGACATGGCAACACGTGCAGAGCAAGCTATAGATGCGTCAGGTGTAACACGCGAAGTTCTTGCGTCACAACAAAAGTTTCGTGCGCACCTGGAGCAGCTAGGCATAACAGTACCGACAAAGAAAAGTCCAACCACAGGCAAACAAATACCTGCGTTTGGAAAGAATGACCCTGCCTACTTACAAATGTGCAATATGTATCCAGAACATCGTGCATTGTGGGACGCCCGTGAGGTAGTTAAGTCACGTATCGATGAAACTAGAGCGCAACGCTTTATTGATTCGTGCAACCCTGACGGCACATTCGGTGTACCACTACGATACTATGCCGCACATACAGGTAGGTTTGGTGGCTCGGACAAAATCAACCTGCAGAACCTCCCAAGAGGCTCGAAGCTACGTACAGCAATCAAAGCCCCTGAAGGACAACGGCTGTTTATTGCTGATCTGTCTAACATCGAAGCACGTATGCTCGCATGGTTAGCAAAAGAAGCTGACTTGTTAGACGCTTTTGCTCAAGGTCGTGACGTCTATTGTGAATTCGCTTCACAGGTGTACGGAAAGCCAGTAACCAAAGCAGACAAGTTAGAAAGATATGTCGGCAAAACTGCGGTGTTAGGTCTGGGTTACGGGATGGGACACGTAAAGTTCCAGGACACACTCAAGACAGGTTCACCATCAGTTGATGTTACGGACACAACCGCTGCTCAGATCGTTCAACAGTATCGAGGTATGTATAGCAATATACCAATACTTTGGTCTCGCATGAAAGACTTATTATTTAATATGATTTCACCCAGAGACTACGGTATTACCTACGGTCCAGTTACGGTCGGACCACAGCAGCTAACCTTGCCAAACGGCATGGCACTTTCATACCCTGACTTACGGTATGCAGGTGGTGAATTTATATACAATACACAAAAAGGTATCGTGCGTACTTACGGGCCCCGCTTAGCCGAGAACGTCATTCAGGCACTTGCACGTGTTGTTATAACTGACCAGATGTTAGCAGTACACGCACTGCCAGAAGTAGATGTAGTATTACAGGTCCATGACGAAATCATCGCATTAGGTTCACAACTTGATTCAGATGTTACAATGGAAAAGATACTAAATATTATGAAAACTCCACCGAGTTGGTGTCAAGATTTACCACTCGATGCAGAGGGAGGCGTAAGCCAGGTATATGACAAATAAAAAATCAAACTTAATCCTAACAAGAAAGATTGGCGATCGTGTCAAAGTGTACACACCCCAGGGGGACATGTGTACGATTACGGTCACCAGTATTTCTCAACGCGCATGCAAACTCGCGTTCGAAGCTGACTCTAATGTCCGCATAGATAGGGAAGAAGTTTATACAAAGAAGGAGAAAAAATGAAAGTTGTATTTTTAGAAGCTAAAAAGCCACTTGTCAAAGAGATAACAAAGGACGGTACAAAACCCTATCCTCTTGTTAAAAACTTTACTTCTACAGAAGAAAGCATAACAGTTGACAAAAAAGGACTAAGCAAACTATTTCGTGCACTTTGCAGTGCAGCTGCAAACGGCATGTGTATGTTAAAAGGACCGTTAAAACGTCCGCTCGTAGATGAACCCCGAGCATTTATGTCTGACCGAACAGCTCCAACAGAGTTGCTTGTATTAGATATTGATGGTCTACGTGCAACCCCAGGAGATGACTTACAAGCTATGGCCGATCGTATCGTGCTTCAGTTACCTGAGATATTCCACGATTGTTCGTACATAGTACAAGCTAGTGCATCTTTAGGTATTAAGAAAGATACAACTTCATTACATTTATTCTTTCTTATGGATATGCCAGTACACCCAAAAACGCTCAAGGACTTTATGCGTGGTCTTAACTACGAGACAGAGTTCCTTGCAGAACAAATTACTTTATCGGCCAACGGCCAAAGTCTTTCGTGCGTGTTAGACCCATCTGTGGCAGATAACAGTAAGTTAATTTACATAGCACCACCTAAATTTAGTGGTGTCAAAGACCCTTACCCAAATGGTAGATTCATCAAGGTTGACCGTGGCTCAGCTGTTCTTAAAATCTCCTCGTCTTTAGTTGGTGTTAACCCTGAAAAGGTACACACCCTAGGTTTGCAGATTAAAGACAATCTTAGGAAGAAAAACAACCTTCCTAAAAGGACAGGCAAGTTATCCACGGTCAGCGTTGCTGGTGAGTCGCACGAAGTGCTACAAAACCCAGACAAAATGACCATAGAAGTTACACGTGTTTCAGAGCCCTACGTTAACTGTAATGTGAACGGAGGCGACAGTGGAGGTTATTACTTTTTACTAACCAACCCACACTACATGTACAACTTCAAAGGAGAACCCATATGGGAAATAGAAAAAGCTGATGCTGACTTCTATAGAAGTATCTTTGATATTTTTGCAGATAAAATAGATGCAGATACTAAACAAAAACCAATTGTCTTACGTGATTTTTACACAGACACATTTTATAACGGAGTATATGATGAAACAAAACAACAGTTTAGTGAGAATTACCCACTCACGCCCACCAATAAAAACAGTCTTAACGATTTTCTTAAGTCTCATGGTCGCGGCGCCTTGGATTATGTTCCAGATGCTCGTGTCGTATTTGATCCGAGCAGTGACGAAGGTATTAACTTGGACACAATCCCATACAGCGTAAACTTATTCAGACGAACAAAGTATATGCTTAAGCCACAAGAAAATGTAAAAGAGCTTTCGTACGGAGATGCCATTCAGATCCAGGACGTTGCACCGAATTTTTATAATTTAGTTATGCACATCCTAGGTAACGGTAAACCCGAGTTCGAACATTTTATAAATTGGCTTGCGTACATATACCAGAACAAACGCAAAGCTATGACCGCGTGGATATTCACGGGCGTACCAGGCACTGGTAAAGGTTTGTTTGTACACAAGATTCTAAAGCCACTATTTGGTGAACAACAAACACCAATGCGTTCATTAGAAAATATAGAAGAACAGTTTAATCTATACATGCGTACTGCAATGTTTTTAGTTGTAGATGAGTTTCGTATGGCTGACTCTGGCTCGGTAGGTAAAATGGCTGATAAACTAAAACATCAGATTACAGAACCAACCCTGACAATCAGAGCCATGCGTACCAACCAGATCGAGCTGCCATCTTACACGAACTTCATCTTTCTAACTAACAGAGCAGATGCAGTCAAAATAGAGGACAGCGACAGAAGGTACAACGTAGCACCGCGTCAAGAAACTAAACTAGAAGTAGCTAATAAACAAGTCATAGAAAATATAGAACTACTAGAACAAGAACTATATATCGTGGCAGGCATACTGCAGCGCTTCCAGGTCGACGCACGTATGGCCCATACAGCTCTAGAAAACGACGCGAAGAAAGAAATGAAAGAAGTATCTATGTCTATACTAGAAGAATTTGCAAATGCAATACGCATACGCAACCTAGAATATTTTACAGAAGTATTAGACATACCACTTACAAACACTTTCGACGCAGGTGGAATTAGTACAGCACAACGATACGTTAAAGAATGGTTAGCACAATCTAACAACGAGCAAGTTATACCACTAGCTCATTTCAAAGTTGTGTACGACGCACTAACTGACAGTCGTAACACCATCTCTCAACGTGAGTTTGCTAAACGTATGTCCAGGCTAAATATAAAAACCGCACGTAAACGTGTTAGCAAGGACCGTACAGCTGGCATTCCACGCGGGGTTGTATTGATTTGGAAAATAGATAATAATGTAAAAAAGGAGTTAATCGGAGAACACTTCGATGAAAGGGACTTAGGACTAATAGATGAAGAATCTAACACAATCCAAGCGTCCAGACCTAATCTCAACGGTTGAGGTCAAGGAGGACATCGAGCTAGGCTACATACCAGCCTGGTCATACTCGACTCTAAAAACATTTGAATCCTGTGCTTACCGCTCTTACATAGCCAAAGTAAAAAAAGTGCAAGAAGACTTCGGGCCCGCAGCGGCACGTGGTACGGAAATACACAAACAAGCTGAAGACTATGTAGCAGGTAAGCTAGGTGAACTACCTGACACCCTCAAAAAATTTACATCTCAGTTCAAATCTCTCAGAGAAATGTACGCAGATGCTAAGGTAGAACTAGAGGGTGATTGGGGTTTTACAATCGGTTGGAAAACAACTGGCTGGTTGGCACCTGACACGTGGGGACGTATCAAACTAGATGCGTTTGTACACGAAGACGAAACATCTGCAAGAGTTATTGATTACAAAACAGGTAAAGCGTACGGCAATGAGATCGCTCATAGTCAACAAGCACTTGTTTACGCAATCGGTAGTTTCTTCAGATACCCAGACTTACAAATTGCTAAGACCGAGATATGGTATCTCGACCATGGCACTATGTTAGAACAAGTGTATACGCGGGACGAAGCTATGGTCTTCATGCCCAAGTTACACGACCGAGCAGTAGCGATGACTACCGCAACAGATTTTCCGCCAAACCCTAGCAATTACAATTGCAAGTGGTGCTCGTATGGTAAGGGTGAACACCCTATTTGCGAGTGGGCAGAAAGCTGATATAATAATATTAACGAATAACGATTAACAAAGAACGATTAAGGAGTAACGATGAACGATATACCTGTGGCTTACGACCACCAACAAAAGACTACTGATTTCATAGTAGCAAATCCAAAATGTATGATTACCTCAGACCCAGGCACTGGCAAAACTCGTGCGGTTTTAGATGCTCATGCTATACTTGGAGGCAGAACATTAGTTCTAGCGCCACTTTCAATACTGGAAGCAGCGTGGGGGGAGGACATACGTAAGTTCCAACCCGATATAAAATATGGAGTAGCTTATGCTAAAAATAGGGAAAAAATATTTAAACAAGATGACCTCGATATGGTCATCACTAACTTCGAAGCTGTCAACTTCTTACGTAAGAATACACGGTATTGTAAGCAATTCGATACAATCGTTATTGACGAATTTACCGCTTTTAAAAATCGCACAGCCAAACGTAGTAAAAATCTCAAAGATATCATCCACCATTTTACTAATAGGATTGCCATGTCTGGTACTCCTAATAGTAATACTATTCTAGATGTCTGGCACCCAGCATACCTAGTCGACGACGGCGAACGACTAGGTGCTAGGTTCTTTCAATTCAGGTCACAGGTTTGTACACCTAAGTTCAATGGCTTTGCCAATGAGTGGATAGACAAGCCTGATGCCGAAGACGCAGTTGCTATTAGACTGCGTGACATAACAATACGTTACGCACTGTCAGAGTGTATGGATCTACCTGACAATGTAACACGTACAATCAACACTAACTTGTCCAAGCAAGTACAGCAAAAATACAAACTCCTTGCTGACGATTCTGTTTTGTATACTAAAACAGGAACAGTCAATGCTGTACATGCGGGTGCTCGTGTCAAAAAGCTCCTGCAGCTAGTTACAGGCGCAGTCTACGACGAAGACAAGTTGGTGCAGTTCATTCATCAAGAACGTTATGACATAGTTATGACTCTTGTAGAACAACGTGCACATACCCTGGTAGCATTCAACTGGCGACACGAACGTGACGCACTGATTGAGCTAGCAGAAAAACAAGGTGTAACGTATGAAGTTATAGATGGTACGGTCAAAGCTGAGAAGAGAAAAGACATAGTCACACGATTCCAAGCTGGTCAAATCAAAATGCTATTGTGTCATCCACAGTCAGCAGGTCATGGTTTGACACTGACCAAAGCTAACACAATCATATGGTGTTCTCCTACATACAATGCAGAACACTTTCAACAATTCAACCAACGTATACATAGAGCAGGTCAAACACAAAAGACCGAAACTATACTTATACAAGCGAGAAACACTTGGGAGCCCGAGGTGTATAAAAAGCTTAATACTAAGCTAGGGCGAATGGAAAACTTATTGTCTATATTACAGGAGGTAGGACATGGCAAAGAAACTAAATGACTTATTAGCCGAGTACGGCAGAGTGCGTGAGGGTATTACAGACCTGAAAGCACAAGAGAAAGAATACAATGTGCAAAAGCGAGAGCTCGAAGCACAGATAGCCATTAGAATGCAAGACGAAGGTCTTGAGAAAATATCTAATGGTGGACGAACACTCTCCCTTAAAAAGGAGATTGTACCTACAGTCGATGACTGGGATGCGTTACAAGAGTACGTAGCAAAAACTAAAAGGTTTGAGCTACTACAAAAACGTATGTCAGCCACTGCCTATAGGGAAGCTATCGGTCTTGGGGATGATATCCCTGGGGTTGAAAGCACGGAGTTGACCAAAATTAATTTTAGGTCAACATAATAATAACGATAAACGAATGACGAAAGGAGAAATAACGATGTCAAACGAAATAAGCGTAGTAACGAGCAAAGTCCCGGCTCATGTAAAAGCGGGATCTAAACTAGGTAACGAGAATGTATCTTCGGAACATATATCGGTACCGAGGGTAAAACTTCTACAGAAGATGAATAACGAAGTAGATAAAAACCATAGTGAGTATATTGACGGAGCCCAAGAGGGTGACTTCATTAATACTGTAACTGGTGAAAACTACGGTTCATCTATGTACGTAGTGAATGTGCACTTCAAAGAAGAATTTGTGGTGTGGAGAAAGCGTGAAGAAGGTGGCGGACTTGTAGGGAACTTCCCAACAAGAACCGAAGCTGAAAACTACCTAAGTGATAATAACTTAGAGCTAGAGAAGCACGATATTACTCAGACTCAAATCCATACCTTACTAAGGTTAGACGAAAAGACTGCAGAAATATCTGACATACCTTTTCTATTTGACTGTGCTTCATCGAAGCTCAAGGTATCTAGAGAATGGAATACCAAAATCATGAAGCAGGGTGGAGACAGGTTCTCTTTCTTGTGGAAGATGGCTTCTGTACCACAAAGCAATGCTAAGGGTTCATGGGTTAACATCGACATTAGTGGTGTTGACTGGTTGAAAGACGAAATCTATAACAAGGTTAAGGCTTTCTACGAAACCTCATTCGCTAAGTAACTTACGTGCGTTCGGCCTGCGACAGATTGTGTCGTAGGCACGAACGTGTTACGCTCCTTATGTGAAAGAAAAGGAGTTCATCAACAAGGTGCACAAGCATCTTCCCAAAACCATCTATCGATGGAAAATCAACGACCCTTACCACGGCGGTGTTCCCGACACCTACTATTCAGGACCAAGCAACCACTGCTGGATTGAATATAAATACACAGAAAAACTTCCTAGCCGTGACAATTCCAAAATAAAATTTAACTTATCAGAACAACAACGCATCTGGCTGAAACGTCAAAAACAATTTAATATATTCGTATACGCAGTACTTGCCTGCAAAAACCAAGTTTTCATAACCGAAGACTTTGATCTAAAATTTATTACGTTAAAACAATTCCAAAAAGAATCTATTCCATTTACAATGTTTATAGAAGGACTGACTCATTTTTGTTTAGGAGGAACAAATGACTGATTATGTAAACTCACCTCCGCATTACAACACAGGGAACGTGGAATGTATTGTGGCAATCGAAGAAAGTATGACGCCCGAGGCGTTCAAAGGTTATCTAAAAGGTAACATTCAAAAGTATATGTGGCGTTATGAAGCTAAAAAAGGACTACAAGACGTGCTAAAAGCACAATGGTACCTAAATAAGCTCATTGAAACACTCGAAAAAGAAGAAAACGCAGAGGACGCACGCACAAGCCCGCCAGACATTTATTCGTAGTTTTGGACCTAAGGCCTTGGGTACCTTAACAAAATGCGTTACGCGCGATTCTGTGAGGTCATTTTTTGCCAGCTTTGCGATTTCTGGCGAAAGAACGGTTTTTTGATCGTCTAACTACTTTTAAGTTAGATTTTTTAGAATTCATTGGGTTTCCATCTTTATGATGTACATCTTTCCCATCTCCCTTCTTAACTTTGCCTGCCTTTGTTAGCATTCGTCTAACTTTATTTCGCATAGCACGACGTTTCTTTTGCTCAGGTTTGCCTTGGTAGTTTTTATATTCTTTCTTATAGTTCCTTGCCATCTAAATAGTATACACGAGCAGAGGGTCTTCTTTACCTTTTACTGTTATAGATCCTACGTAAGGTAGGTTTCCAACTTTATCAGCGGTAGACTCACCTATAAGTATATCAACTCCAGCTTCTTTAGTTGCTGACTCTAATCTTGCAGCTGTATTTACAGCATCACCTATAGCTGAATAGTCAAACCTAGTGTCCGAGCCCATGTTACCTACTACAGCTTCACCAGAGTTTACACCTATACCAATAGCAATCGGTTCGGGCAACTCTTTCTGCAGCAGGCGGATAGCCGTACGCATATCCTGGGCACAGGCGACGGCACGTTGCTCATGTTCATCTACATATAGGGGGGAATTGAAGATGGCCATACATGCGTCGCCTATGAATTTGTCAACCATGCCACCGTGGGCCTGGATGCACTCAACTTGTTTAGTTAAAACTTTGTTCATTATATCTGTTACTTCTTCGGGTGTTAGTTTTTCAGACAGAGATGTAAACCCACGCACGTCTGTAAATAAAAAAGTACAATACCTTTTTTCTCCCCCTAACTGTAATAGGTTAGGGTCCTCTTGCAATCTCTTTACTTGCCTCGGGTCTAGGTAATGTTCAAACTGTTTCTTTATCTGTTGTCTTAGTTTGTATTGCTCACCAAAGCGTAACCAGAACTCTTGTACAGATATAAGTGTCATTGATAATGCACTATAACTAAAATCTATAAGTATATTGTTACGTGCCAAGATCATAGCAGCTGCAGCTTGCACGCAATATAAAAGCCCGACCCCCGCCATAGAAGCTGTAACAGGTGAGAATCGTATTATAACTATTGCTAATGATAAGACTGCTACTAATATAAGTAATTCATATAGTAGTGATGCACCTGGGATCTGTGGTACATCTACGGTCATGCTTTCTGCCAGGGCCGCTTGTACGTGATGCGGGTACTTAAGACCTGCAGGTGTAGCTATCTGTGGCATGACACCTTTAGCTGTTACTCCTACTAATACAAATTTATCAGCAACATCTTTTTCTGCCAGAGTTGTAGTTGGTGTATCTATCCACGATACCCAACGTCTGCCTAGATTATCTACAGGTATCTCTCCATACCCAGGTACACTAAGCTCTGTTATTTGTCCTTGGTCGGTCCTAATTATATAAGTGTCTGCACCCCCAATCATTTTTATAATCTCTATAGCAAAAGACGGAGTCCAACCATCTTCTGTTTGTACTAACAATGGTAGTCTACGTACTAAGTTATCTGCATCGGTTCGTGCAACTGCGATCCCCTGGTATGCAGACTCTGCTAGCACAGGCACGTTGCCTAACACACCTTCACTTTTGTATGCTTCTACAGGTATGCCATCACCTAATATAACTGTGCCTGTAGTAGGTGGGTAATTACCATTAGGGTTTTCAAACATTGCTAGTACACTAGGCCCTTGTATAAGTGTGTCTGCAAAGGCTTGGTCACCACCGAATCTATCTTCTTGTGGGAAAGCAATAACCCAACCCACGCCTAAAGCTCCTGCATCCATAAGGTCAGCATGTATTCGTGCAAGGTCCTGACGCGGATACGGCCACCCGCCCGAAACAGCTAAATCTTCTTCTGTTATATCTAACGTGGTAAACCAACCAGATGGTTCTGGCGTTTGCACGAGTGCATCAAATACTTTTAGTTTTAATATCTCTACTGCCTGCCAGTTAAATAATAGTGGTATAGCTAAGACTGGTATTGCTAATAACGAAATCCATTTCTTCATTTTCTACTCCTTAGTTCTGTTGTAGAGAAAGAATGTTTACGGCTCGTATAATAAACTTCGTGCATTCCTTTGCCCGTAAAATGTTTATCGACGTAATCTTCCCCTATAAATCTTATATCAATGTGTGTGCTATTTAATAAGTCTAGTAAACTTTTTTCTGTATCATATGGTATTACTTCATCTATATACTTGACTGCTTTGAGTTGTATGTAACGTTCATATATAGATTGGACAGGTTTGTTCTTCTCTTGTCGGTCTATTGATGGATCTGTTTGCAAGCCTACTATTAAGTGTTTACAGTTCTGCCTGGCTTCTTTAAACATAACCACATGACCTGCATGTAATAAATCAAAAGCTCCGCATGTGAATCCGATCATCCTGACCCCTGTGTAATGGTAATAGTAGAGTTACCTCCACCATTCACTACAATCTGTTGAAATTTACCATCCTGTATTAATATAATAGTGTAACCCTGGGAAGCATCTACGGTCAACTGAGCATTTTGCGTGACCTTTCTTTGGAAAGCTATTTGCTCCCCCTGGAGCAATGTAATTATTTGTGTTTCTAAATCTTGTCCTATAGCTGTACCTTGTACAAGTGTGCCTGTGGATAAGTTGTCTGCACCTAGTTGGTCTACTTCTTCTATAATTGCTAGTAAATCTTCAAAGAAGTTTACATCTAAAAAATTTATATCTAATTCTGTGAATTCTAAAGCATCTTCAGCTAGGTAGTCTTGTTCTAGTTCATTAAACTCTAGGTAATCTATATCTAAAATAGCACCACTATCTCCTACGGACGCTGTGGATTGTTCTGTGGATAACTTTTCTTCGTCCGGAGGAGTGACAATCAACATGTTATCTATGATGTCTAATGTTAGGTCTAATATAACGGGACTGCTAGGTGAGTTCTCCCACACATCTACAGTTGTTGCTTCGTATGGTTTGTTGAGCGTAACAGTACCAGCTGCAGTTGTGACAAGTATCTCGCCACTAGATATACCGTTAGCATCAGGTAATAGAATAATAAGCGAACGTCCAAGTTCATCCACAGTACACGTAAAGTCGGTTCCACGAATAGCAATGTCAGCCGTAGGTGTAGATAGTCTAATATTCTTTTTATCAATTTTGCCTAGTTTGCTACTGATAAATCTAGCAGTACCATTGGCAAACTTCATTGCCATCTTACCTTTAGATGGGTCTGGGTCGTAGATATATTCAGTAATTACGAGCTTTGAGTGCTCGGTTAATTTAACAATGGAATCATCTAAAAAGGTAATAGCTATCCGTCCAACAGTCGTACGAACATCGTCCATCTGTTGGATAGGAAAGTCGAGTTCAGCCCCGTAAGGCTGATCCCTTAAAACTTCAGCATTGCCTGTAAGCTCTGATATATCCCCAATACTAGCAGCTGGTGCTTGTGCCGCCGTCATTTTGAATGACGCACACAGTGCCAGTGTTACCAGTAGAAATAATCTTAAGCCAATCGGCCGCCAATGTAGATGATTGTGTAATGTTATAAGTTCTGCCATTGCCTGTTTGATCTAGATAGAAGTATCCACCTTGTTTACCACTACCAGTAAAATTAACAGTGTTTGAGTCACCATCTATATCTACATAGTTAGTACCTAAGTCATAGTTTATACTAAAGTCTAACTCGTTAGAGTCACCTTGTATAACCCAATCTAGGTCAAGTGTAGAAGCAAGAGCAGTTGTACCTATATCTAGTTCAAATTCATTACTTGAACCTGTTACATCTACATTGAAGTTACCGTCGTCTGCACCGTAAGTGTCAGTCGGGTCTACTTGTATTGTGAAGTCGTTACTGTCTCCATCAAACTCAAAAAAACCTACAATGTTATCACCTAAGATATCACCTAAGAATTTGTTAGAGTCACCTATCTGGTTTATATCTAAAGTTAGATTCAAACCATCAAGGTCTAGAGGAGTCATGTTACCAGTAGCAGCTTGTAGCCCACCAATAATATTAGACGAGCCTAGTTGCTCTAAGTCTATATTAGCGTTGTTACCTGCCTGGTCCACGTATACTTCGTTATCTGCATACAAAAAACCAACCAACAATAAGGGTAAGAGTTTTTTCATTTGTAGCTCCAATATCCAGCTTGTTCACCCTCCGTGATAATTCCTAACACGGCGGTTTCTATAGCAGAGCGCAGAGCAAGACTTCCTGACTCATTCCTAACTACACCACTTTCTATCTCGACTAGCTCAGTGCCATCCTCGATAAAGCGAAACACGTCGTCTGATAATGATACACTAAGAATGGTCTTAGTTACTAATTTCTCAACTAGTACCTGACCGCTACTAACCGATATAAGACGAAGCTGGATCGTCAATGTATCAGTTCTGTAGGCCTTAGATATACCTATCCCTAAATAACGAGCACCCGCGCCACCGCTGGTCTCGTTCGCTTCGTACGACACGACGGAGCCTTCAAGTAATAAACCAGCAAACAAAAGTGTGCCTAGTTTATTGCTGTCTTTATTCTGCTCTCTGCCGCTACGTATGATCTGTCTTTCTTTTGTAAGGTTGTCGATTCCTATACGCTCGACCACCGTGAAAAAACCATTGTTATTTCTGCCTGCATCTTTTAATGCTTTAATTAAGTATGCGCTCGGTTGTTGTGTAACAGCTGTAGAGAAGCTTGCATACATAGAATTACTAAGCCTTTGTCCTGTTTGATCTGTAAATGCACTTGCGTACACTGCAACGGTAGGTTTCCTGGTAGGCGTACGGACATCAGCGAGCTCAGTAATAACTAGCTCGTCTATAGTAGCTTCTTCTATATGTCGTACAGGGTTTATATTATTTTCTATTGGGTCAAACAGTAATGACGCGCAACTAGAAAGTAAAGGAACCAATAGGTACGGTAATTTCTGTAGTATTTCCTTCAGCATCTGTAATCTTCAACGTTATCATAGTGCCGTCATCACTTACAGAATACTCAATAGTATTACCCATTAACTCCAAGACACCTGATGTACTAGGTGTCTCTCCAAATAGTGCATCTACTAACTGCCTGGATAGCTGTGCGTAGATTCTACTTTCTAAGTTACGTATAAACCTAGCAAGTGTAGTGTTTTCGGCGTCCCTTTTTAACTGTTCTTTATAGGCTTTCAGTTCAGCCTTGTTCGCTTCCTTTCTATTGTATTCTTGGTTCTCAATAGTTAGATAATGTGAAGATGTACCCACTCCACTAAAGGATGGGCTTTTGAACTTGTGTACCATTTCATCAGCACTGACACTAGCTGTAAGAAGTAGTACTAAACTAATCTTTCCTTTGGTCATCTCTATCTGCCTTAGCTATCTTGTTGCTATCAATTAGCTGCGGCACTCCTAAAATAGTTTTAATTAACGTGTCTTGCCTAATAATTTCATTGTCTAGGCTACGTATTCTATCTATTAATGCTACTAGTATACCATGCTGAGAGTCAAGTTTCCCGCCTAGGCGTTCTTCTATAGCTGCGATCTGTTCTGCTACTTTCTCATCTACTACATCTAATTTAGTTTCCATGCCATCTACGATACGCATGATTAACTTATAGATAAACCACCCTAAACCTAATGCTGCTGCTATAGGAAACCCAACTTCTTGTATAAGGGTTACTGCTGAATCCATTAGTCTTGTTTATTGGAGGCCCCGAAATAAAAGGATATGACTGCGGACGCTAAACCACCTAGGTAGCCTAACACGAGATTAATCAGGGCCTCACTATTCTGCTCTGGTGGTTGTAGCGTTACGAGGAAGATATAACCAAGAAAACCACCAACCATGGCTATACCTATGATTCTTGCTGTCCAATCTTTAGAAAAATGTTTACGTGCATCTTTCTTTTCTTCAGCTTCTATTTTGTATATGTCTACATCCAGCTCTTTCATTTGCTTTTCAAAAGCTATCTCTGCTTTCTTTATCTCCATGAGTTGTTCTGGAGAAGCAGTTGCAATTGCTTTTTCTAGTGATGCTGGATTGTTTTCTACACCTAAAACTTTTGATATAACATCACCAGCCATGCCACCTAATGGGCCACCTAGTGCTGCACCTAATGTTGGAGCTACGCTCCCTACGATATTACTTAATAACTTCTTCATATTTTCCAAGCTTTAACAGCTCCTCCTTGTTTGCTAAATGTTGTGCTTCGATGTCATCTTTGCTTTGCCCTGTATAAGCAACAGCTAGATAATTATCTATAAGCGCTTGGTTTAGATCCACGCCATCTGCAACGATGACGCCTAGAACTCTACCGAACTTCCCTTTCTTGTCTAGTTTTGTTTGTATTACTAATTTGTCAGCATGTAATATATGATCTGCTAAAAACTTAGAAGCTAGTTTACCTCTAGCTTTTTCATCTAAATCTCTTGTTCGTGACTCTGGCGTATCGATCCCGTATAGTCTGACACGAGACTTGTATACAATGTCAAAGCCCAAGTCTATTTCACAATCGACTGTGTCACCATCAACGATTCTAGTTACACCGCACTTGTACTCGTACATTATTTTCCTACAGCTTTTTGTGCTTTTTTATGTGCAGCAGTAAAAGTACTACCCTTCATCATAAGGTTCTTCATGTACTTCATATGCTTTGCAGTGTGGTGTTTAGAATGCCTTTTCATACTTGCCTCTTGTCTTTTAGTAAGAGACTTCTTACGTGTTGGCTTTCTTCTAGTTGTTTTTCTTTTGTACGCCATAGCTTATATTATCACGTTCCGTCCATTTCTGTATAGCCATAGAGCTGCCAAGTGTAGTAGCCATCTCTGTCTTCATCAGATACGCCATCCTTGAACCACTCAATCATTTTATCGCTAGTTACACTACTTAGTTGTATAAAACTTTCAGGTAACTCTGTTGCACTTTGTAAATAACCATAGTTTAAAGCTCTAGTTTCTCTAATAGTTATAGTCTTAGTATCATCTGCTTGATCTACCGCGGTAACATCTACAACAACTTGCGCCACTATAGGTGTTCTATCAGCACCACTTTTAAATGTAGTTTCACAACTTACAAACTCGTATGTGTAATCAAAATTATGTATAGCCATTATGGTATATGTCCTCCTGGGCCTCCGCCGCCGCCTGGTGGGCCTGGTGGCGGACCACTGCTTGCAGTTGTTACTGAGTATATATCAACTACCCCATTTACTGTTAATGTAACGTTTGTAGTAACTCCTCCACTAGAACTACTTTGATTTTTCAAGGTTATAGTATCACCGTTAGTTACAGTAAATGAACCTGGGCTTTGATAACTACCACTATTAAGTTTGTACTGAGCACCACTACCACCAGATACTGTAGCAGTACCACCAGAGAATCCAGAACCAGTTAAGGTAATAGTGTTTGATGTGAAGACTGTAGAAGTAGCTTGTCCAGTTAAATCTGTAAATGTAAATTGATTAGGCTCATTAAGTGTAAGTCTCTGGAAAGCGTACTCAACACTAGTTAAATATCTAATTCCGCCATCACCCTGAGCATGTACATATAAATTAGTAGGGACTGTGTTCGCACTTCTTTTAATAAAGGTAACAGAAATCTGTGCGATAGCATTAGTAGTTTGGAACCTAGCTATACCAGACCAGTACTCAGCTCTATTAGAATGGTATTGCAAACCACCAGTATCGGCCATCGGCAAAGTACTAGAGTTAGGCGCATTGTTGTAAGCATCCCCTGTGCTAAGTAGCTGATTACCAGTACCACCATAAGTACCATCTCCAGCTGCAATACTTAATGTTTTAACTTGACCGTTGCCACCAAACACCCTTACATAGCCTATGTATACACCAGGCTCTGTTCCTATCTCTCCTACTTGGGCTAGCCTCATAACGTCGTTAAAAAAACCACCTATCGTAGTACCCATTACTTTTTTGTTTACAGTTGGTAAAGATAAATCAGTAACATTAATACGGTCAGCATCTATCTGACCAGTCGTGATACGTGAACCGTCGATCGTGGTTGACCCACTCGAACCCAGGTCACTTGCTTGTATAAAGGAAGCATTGATAGCACTGGCGGCTATGGTATTTGTTTGGATATTACCGCCATGTATAGTCGTTGAACCGTTAGTAGATAAATCAGTAGACTGTATAACACCACCAGATATACGTGCAGCATCCATAGTGCCCGATGTTATACGTGCAGCACTCATAGATCCTGTGGTAATTGTGTCCGCATTGACAGTACCAATTTGTGCAGCAGAGATTGCGGCGTCCTTTATAAAAGCAGTATCTATATATACACCAGCTGGGTTGCCGTTACTGTCTGTACTAGTAAGAACAGTAAAAGGTGTAACGTCAGTGCCGTGTGGGTTACGTATAGTTACCTGGTTTGCTTCAAATATTATGTTAGATGTAGAAGTATTGTTTTGTTCGTTACCAGAACTATCTACCATCAAGTACATACCAGCAACAGCACCATTAGCATTAACTGCTACACCATAAGCAGCTTGGGCAGACGTACCATTTGCTATTGCTTGCTGTAGAGATGTAACGCTAGAGGAGTTATCTCCTACCGTAGTATTTAAGTTAGATATAGCAGAAGCATTACTACTTATACTACTACCCTGTGATGTAACAGTAGTTGATAAACTATTCAATGCAGTAGCAGTCGCATAGTCACCATCAATTGTATTTACAGTGCTTTCTAAAGCAGTTATGTCAGAGTTGATAGCAGTTATATCACCGTCGTTTGATGTGATCCTAGAGTCTAAACCTGATATAGCTGTAGATACAGCGTTACTAGATGTATAACCAGATAAAGCACTTTGTAGAGCTGTTATGCTACTAGCTTGAGATGTAATACTACTACCTTGACTTGTCACTGTAGAGGTTAAACTGCTTATAGCACTGGCATTACTTGCTATACCGCTGTCTCGTACAAGTACCCACTCACCAGAAGTTATCTGGTCCGCACCAACAGCTTCAGCTCTGTATAGTTTGTTTTCATTACTACTAGTGTTTATCCAAAGATCACCTACAGCAGTAGCAGTAGGTGCGCTACTGCCTACAAAGGTCCTGGCTTTAGTATCTACTAAAGTATCTAAAGTACTAAGACTACTATTTAAACTTGTAACGTCAGAGTTAATAGAAGTTATGTCACCTTCGTTAGTAGTTACTCTAGATGTAAGTGCTGTTAAAGCTGTAGCTGTAGCATAGTCACCATTAATTGTATTTACTGTGTTAGTTAAACTAGTAAGAGAACTAGAGGTAGAACTTATATCACTGTCATTAGCTGTTATCTGGGACTGCAAACTATTTACAGCTGTGCTTACTGCACCACTGCCAGTGTATCCTGACAAAGCGTTTTGCAAAGATGTTATGTTACTAGCATTAGTAGTTATACTATTGCCTTGTGTGCTAGTTGTAGATTGCAAAGTGCTAATTGCACTAGAGTTAGCGGCTATGCCAGTATCTCGTACAAGCACCCATTCGCCAGATGTAACTTGGTCCGCACCTACAGCTTCAGATACATATAACTTATTGCTGTCATTAGTATCAATCCATAGATCGCCTATGGCGGTAGAAGTAGGCACATCATCTTGTGCAAAAGTTCTACCCTTTGTATCTACCAAAGTATCTAAAGTATTTAAGCTAGTATTTAAGCTAGTTATAGAGTTAGCGTTAGAAGTTATATCTCCATCGTTAGCTGTTATCTGAGATTGCAAACCTGAGATAGCGGTACTTACTGCATTACTACCTGTATAGCCAGTCAACGCACTTTCTAAAGCTGTTATATCAGTAGCGTTAGTTGTGATGTTATTACCTTGTGTTGTTACAGTAGATTGCAAACCACTTACAGCAGTGTTTAAAGCTGCCACACCACTACTAGAATCATTCACTGTATTTTGTAGTGCTGTTATATTGCTAGAGTTTGTACTAATACTGTTGCCTTGGGTTGTTACAGTAGAAGTCAAACTGCTAAGAGCAGAAGATGTAGCGGCTACACCAGTAGAGCTATCGTTTACTGTATTTTCTAAAGCTGTTATATCACTAGCATTTGTAGTAATACTGTTACCTTGAGTTGTAACTGTAGATTGCAAAGTATTAAGAGCAGAAGATGTAGCAGCAACACCTGTAGAACTATCGTTTACAGTATTTTCTAAAGCTGTTATGTCACTAGCATTCGTAGTAATACTGTTGCCCTGAGTTGTAACTGTAGATTGCAAAGTACCAATTGCACTAGAGTTAGCAGCTACGCCGGTAGAGCTGTCGTTTACAGTGTTCTCTAGTGCTGTTATGTCAGTAGCGTTTGTAGTTATGCTATTGCCTTGTGCTGTAACTGTAGAAGACAAAGAACTCAATGCTGAGTTAAGTGCCGATACACCAGTCGAGCTGTCATTTACAGTACTTTCTAGCGCTGTTATATCACTGGCATTGGTAGTAATGCTGTTACCTTGGGTTGTAACTGTAGATGACAAAGAGCTCAAGGCTGAATTAAGAGCCGATACACCAGTCGAGCCATCGTTTACTGTATTCTCTAGTGCTGTTATATCAGTAGCGTTAGTAGTTATGTTATTACCTTGAGTTGTAACAGTAGAAGACAAAGAACTCAATGCTGAGTTAAGTGCCGATACACCAGTAGAACTATCGTTTACTGTAGTCTCTAACGCTGTTATGTCACTTGTGTTTGTGCTTGTAGCACTTTCTGTATTACTTACTCTAGTAGTTAAGGTAGACAAGGCTGATGCTGTAGCAGCTACACCGGTAGAGCTATCGTTTACAGTATTCTCTAAGTTTGTAATTGCAGTACCTTGGCTAGTATTAGTACTGTTAATAGTTACTATAGAACTCTGGGCACTTGCCATAGCACCTGTAAGTGTCGTACCTGTAAAGCTAGTAGATCCTACAGTTGCCACGAGAGTAGCATCTCTTGATTTTTCCCAGTCATTGTTAGATGAGTTACGTGCATACACCTGGTTGTTGTCATCTGTATCTACCCATATGTCATGGGCCTGTAGAGCAGATCCATCATCTCTTTGTGTAGGAGCAGAGGTAGATTTTATAACTCTAGTAGAAGCAGTAGCGGCCGTGCTAGCAGCAGTAGCAGCGTTACTAGCAGTAGTAGCAGCGTTACTAGCAGCAGTAGCAGCGTTACTAGCAGCAGTAGCAGCAGAGTCAGCAGTTGACTGAGCTGCAGCCGCAGCACTAGATGCGCTGTTGGCTGTTGACTGTGCATTATTAGCTGCTGTTTGTGCTGTAGCTGCATCCGATGCAGCAGAGTTAGCTGCTGTTTGTGCGGTGTCTACAGCTGTATCTAATGTACCTAACGCACTAGCAAGACTAGAAGTATTACCATCTACTATTACTTGCATGTCATTTTGTAAATTAGTAAAGCCAGGTAGGTTAGCTAGTTCTTCACTAAGCTGTTGCATGACTGCGCCTACATCAATTGCTGTAGTAGCAGACGTGCCTTCGGTATCGTTCCAGGGGCCAGCTACATCCGACGTAGTTACATACCTAACCCAATAATAATATTTTTGGTTATATCCGACCTCGTCCGTGTACACAAAAGCATTGCTAGTCGATATACGTACGGCACCGCCAAGAGCATTGTCTTGTGATCTCCATATCTCTGAGTAAGCATGATTGCCATAACTAGCCTTAGTCCAAGATAAAGTTATAGAAGTAAATGCAGCAGAAGCTTCTAATGTACTAGGAGCAGGCGGCGGGGTTGTAGAACCACCTGTACCTGGAGGTTGTGATATACCACCAGATACACCTACCTTTTTATTTTTTACTTGTACTATGCCGTTGTCTGATAACTCCCTAAGAGTAACAGCTCTATCTAGTGGGTCACCACGTTGGCCTAATCTTACTTCTAAGGCTTCTTTAATTGCATCAAGAGCAAGCTTTAGTTCTCTATCGGTTTTAGGTGGTATGTTCTTAAGAGCAGGTAGTTTAGTTTTAGCCATTACACACCCTTAAGCTCTATAATTGACTCTCCTAGGCATACTTCATTTACAACTTTTGCAGACTCTACTTCAAACGCAAAGGTTTTATGTACACTTGCTGGTAAACGTACTACTGGTTCAGGTATGGCTGTAGCACTAAAACTAGGAGTAGTTCCCGTTACACTATAACCACTACCACTTGTAGAAATAGTAGCATTATAGATAACACTATTATCTCCATATACTTTTAATGTTACTGGATAAGCTTCTGCATCCACTTTTGCAAACCCAAAACTTGTATGCCGTGCTACTGGAAACTCTTTACTCTTCCAATTGTACGTAAGGTTATTAGTGCTGCCTTGAAACTTTTTAATTTTATTACCTATTATTAAATACAACTGGTTGTCATCTGGGTCAGTAAAACCACCACGTATCAAAGCACTTGCATCTAAATCTACTAGAGCATTTGTACCTTGTCGGGGGTCGAATATAAAACCACCAAAACCAGAACCTGTATTGTAGAAACCTACATATCTACCTTGCCAATAAAAACCTGTAATAGTAGAAGGGTAATAATTAGCTTGCCATTGTTCTGGTGTTACTAAACCTTCTGTTAAGTTTTGTGCTGCTGCACCTGCTGCAACCATAAGGCCGTTAGGGCCGGCATAGTAAACAGACTCTCCCATATCTACCATAGACCTTTTACTTAGTCCGGCTTCTGCTGTTTCTATCTTTATAGCTACCATAGCAGATGGGTCAGTACCGGTTACTAGATACGGTGTACCTTCTGTAGTAACAATTAGCCCATTAGAAGTAGCTTCCATACCGACAATCTTTTCTTCTATACCTATTCTGTAGTTAGCTGGCCAAGCATGTGGCTGATATGCTTCACTAAAACATATTCTATTGCCAGTAAATCCAGCAAAAGTACCATTACCTAAAGCTAGTAAACCTTTCATAGGCCCATCTGGATATAAAGATGTATCATCATCTGGTGGTGCAATCCAATCACTAGAAGGTATTACCTCAGCCAGTTCACTGTTCTTAGAAGTGTCCGTGTATGTTGTAGCGGATAAAGCAAGCTCTGCCACGAATTGAAACTCTGTTGTATTAGAACCTGTATTGGATCTATAAATTCTTTTCTTTGATAAGTTTGTATTACTAACGCTTGTAGATGTTTCTAAACTAGATAGGTTTACAGACATATTATCATCTGTAGTTATAACTGTAGATGCTGGTGATGGAGGCCCTTCTTCCCCATATGCAGATACAAACGTATAAACAAAAGAAGTTTCATAGTCTAATTCTGCATCTGAGTTTTCACCAAAACTAGCACCATTTGATATAGAGCTACTAGTAACACCAGAAGTAGCAGCTGCAGATAAGATAACTGTAACTGTAGTATCACTAGGCACTGTTCTTATCCTAAATGTTCCGTTTATATCAGCAGCATCTATACCACCTATCGTACCTGTTACATTTGCAATTGTTATGTAGTCATCTACTGAAGCGCCATGAGCTGATGCAGTAGTAACAGTTATAGTAGAACTTTCATTAGTAGTTGTTATTGTTATATTGAGGGTGGTACCCCCACCTACTGCCACTGTGGGAGCTGCAGTTGGGGCAGGAATACCTAATCGATAACCAGCATTTGGAAATACACTACCACCTATAACATCAGAACTTCTACCCATTTTAGGAAAAGATTGACCCGACCAGTATATCGTGTCGTTAGTATCTCCTGGTATAGGACTACGCACGACATCTACATCTTCATCAAACTGTAGCCAACGTTCTGGGCTATCGGTGTATTTAAATATAGTTTGTCTGCTGGAATTAGAAAGAGTTAAAGTATCAGAATTATCTCTGATAGGCACTAAACGACCACTCTCAAGGTTTACATCCGTAGCTACTGTAGCTAGTTCATCCTTTAAGAGACGTGGTGAAGCTTTAGGAGCGAGCCCTCCAAAAGTATTAAGTTTAATATATGCCATTTGTTCATTATACAGTATTCAGAACTGACTTCTGCAGTTCTCGACTCCTTCTTCCTACTTGATTAAACCACCTGCTGTCTTCCATTTCAGCAGCCATCCTTTTCCAATCATGCTCTCTGCATGCTGCTAGCATGTTGCGGAACTTAGAAAGCCTAGTCCCTCCTAGATTAAAACACATATTTACCAACACGTGTTGAATATTTTCGGGCAGGTTATAAAAATCTTCTTCCTCACCAAACACGTGCAATGCTTCATCTACATGCTTAATAAAATCATCCTCATAATACATGTCTACTACTTCTTGAGTAACTGGTGTGCCTACTTCCCAGTTATATTCTGGGTCTTCTGGTTTACATAAGTGGCCTACGCCAAGTGTCTTGTAGCCTAGACTATCTTTGTATATTTCTAAGACCTCGCCCTCGTGTCTTTTAATCTCTTCTTTTAGTAGTTCTATATTCATGGGGTTATTATCCTGTCGTCTACTGCTTTGATGTCATCTTCTTTCATAAAGACTTGCAGTTCTGTGACAACGGTTTTCTGTGCTGCTTCTACCTTTTTAAGGTTAAAACTAGCATCCTGCCACTCGCTTTGTAGTCTAACTAGCATGTTAAACTGCTCAGCTACGCGGTCAGTCATTTTAGATATATCGTATTGTTTACCGTCAAAGTTGATTACTTGCGGTGCTTGCTTTTCGGCTTTTGCCATAATTACCTCCTATAAAAAGCTAGACCCAATGATTAAGACATACACGCCTATAATCATTGTGGTGAACTTAGTGTCCAAACGGTCAAACTTAGCGTCTCCTTTATCTAAGCGTTTTTCAATTGCAGTGTATCGAATGTTGCACTCTCTTTCGTGCGATTCGATCTTTGCTAATGTTTCTTTAACCGTGGCCATAAATAGATTATATACTAAACAAATTCAATTGTGTGTACACTATTTGCAACCCAACCATATGCGGTTGAATACGTACCAGCGAGTCCGTGCGAGGCTGTCCATATTCTAGTATTACCATCAACCTGACTATTCCAGCCTCCAAAGTTACCAAAGCCAGCTCCATCACTTATATTAAATGTAACTGTATAATTACTAGTACCAGCGCTAAGCAGTCTTCTTACTCTTATACTAGACCAGGCGTTTGCTGCTGGCGCACTAGCTTGATAACCAGAAGCTGAGACTATTACATACATTGTACCACCCAATGTGCCGTTCTCTGCTCCAATACCTATAAGGTTATATCCAAATGTACTAGGAGTACCGAAATTAGCTACGCCTCTAAGGTCTGCTGTGCCTGATTGTGCACCTAATCTAAAATGCCCTTGCGCTGAGCTGGTGTCATCAGACCTTGCAAAAGATGACCCCGTTGAAGTAAAAGAACCAACAAGAGTAAAACTAGATGCTCCTTTAGTAGATCCAGCAGTGTAAGTACTTGAAGCCCCTACAACGCCTCCTGTATCAGCTAAATCGTCAAATCTTAAAGTCTGACTGCCCGCTGTAGTTATAGCGTTATTAGAGCCATTTGCTTGAGGAGTCATTCTTCTGTAGTCATTAAAAGCTATATTAGAGTTAGATTTAGCAGATACACCTTGCTCAGGCGTACGATAAACACTAGCTAACTCCGCCAGATCTATATTTGTATCTTTAAACCATGTAGACATTAGTAATACTCCATTTTATATTTTTCAAAAGTACAACTATAAGTGCTTTTTACACCTTCCCAAGTTTGCCCTTCAGGTACAGCATATTCTTGAGTAACTTCTCCTAAGTTTACCATGCTGCCCCAATTTTTTACATTGGACTCTTCCATGTCTTTAAAATAGTTTATCCAAGATGTTAAGCTGTCATGTATAGGAGAACCTACATCTACGTAGGTATAAGCTACTGTAGCACCCAAATCTTTTTCTAGTTTACCTAAAACATTATGGTAATCATAAGCAAACAAAAAGTTTCTCGTGCCATTTGCATCTGGTCTCATCAGGAAGTTACACAAATGGTATTCTCCGTCATCGTTAATAAAACCCATAAATAAGCCTACGAGGTAGTTGTTGACATAAGTACCTATAACTACACCACCTGGTTGTGATAAGTTACCTAAACAAACGTTGTGCCAAAAACCTGTTTTATGGTCATCTGAAGCAGAAGCTATTTGTTCTGGAGTATAGTCTAGCCCAGGGTAAGCATAAGTACCCTTGTTTATATACCCGCTAGACTGTATATAAAAATCTTTTAAAACACCTTCGTAATAAAGAGTATATATATCATCTATTGTAAGTGATGCAGCTTTGTACATTCCTACAGTATATCGCCTTTATACCTTTGTGACCATATAGTAAGACTGTACTTAGTGCCTTCAGTAAGTTCGACACATTCGTGCGGGTGCGTAACTTGTCCTGGAAACAAAAGCAGTTTACCTACAGGTATATCAGCATTGCTTATACCTTGTCTAGGAAAGAATAACTCGCCGCCTTTGTAGTTTTTATTTAATTTTACTGAACCAGTTACATGCGATGAGTCATGGTGTAACGCTAGTTTTGTTTGTGAATCAGTAGAATACTTCAACATAAACGCATCTCTTACACCCTCTACAACCATAGGATTCCAATAAGGTTCTATTATAGGTTTGACATGCTTTTGCCAATGTTCTTCTAGTTCTTGGTATATATTAAGTTCTTTTAGTCTTATCTCTTGTGCAGGATAAGTGTCGTTAGGTAGACTTTTCCACTCTGCGTTTTGCTCTGCTATTTCTATAAGTCTTTGACACTGATGTTCTGACATAAAATCTATCAGTATCATGTCTTTTTCTATGACTTCATAGTTATGGGTAGGTGTATGAAACAAATTGTATTGTGGGTACATCTCTTTGTAGATACGTTCAAAGTTATCTTTTGCAGAGTCATCACCGTTACCATGATATATACAAGGGCAACAAGTAGTTTCTTGGTTATGTAACTGATTGCCTAGCATAGTTATATTAGGTTCGTGGCACTGAAAGATGTAAGCTTCTACATCAAGACCGACATCATATAAACCCTCTAGATATGCTTGTTGATAGAACAACTGGTCATCTTGGTGGTCTTGTATATCGTTATGGTTTAGTATCTTTTTTATTTCTCCTACCTCACCTATAAACGTACCAGAGTTAAGATATCTGTATCTGGTGTGTACGGAAGGAAACTGATTACCTAAACTAGGATCGGGCCAACATACTTCTTCTGCAGAAAAAAGTACCTTATGGCCCATATCCAAGTATCTTTCTCTAATCGTATCTAAGTTATCTGCGTAAAAAACGTCGTACGAATCTGTGAAGAGTAAAATATCCGTGTCCGGAAGATTATGTATATGTTGTTTTAGTATGTTTACTTTCTGACCACCGCCTGGTCCTGTCATGTCTGAGCCTCTCCACTCAACACCTGCACCCCAGTTGTCTATTTTTATACCGTGTCTATCTGCAGAATCATATAGCTTTTTCATTTTGCTATCGTCTGTACCAATTGTTACCGCATGTATTTTCATATGTCTCCTATCGTTGCGTATGTCAGAAGGTAGCACATCTCTAGTAGCTTGGTTGCAAGAGTCTTCTTGTAAAGCAAGTGCCATAAGACTAGCGTTTCTGATTTGTTCAGGTATGTACTCGTCTACTGGTATTATACCCTCTTCCATTATATTAGTATTTAACAGCTTTCGTGCACCTTTTGGTGAGATCACATACGCAGTTGTATTGTATGGGTACCAAGGTCTTTCTAGCCTGTCAGATACTTTTATAGTATTTTCTGGTTCGTTTTCATTGCGTTGTAAATACAAAAAGTCCCAATACCCTATGGTGTGGTCATAAAAAGGTTCGTCCCATCTATCTACATTTATAATTGCATCGTCTTCTATGACATAGATAGGCTCATCTAGTTGTACACATTTTTTCCACATCTCTCTATGAGATAAAAAACAAGCTATTTCTGTAGGTACAATACCTCTGTTCTGGAATGGGTCTACCCACCCTAGTCTAGTTTTATATTCAGATAAGTCTTGGCTCAAACCATCTACAGCTTCTACAAATGTGTAGTCTTCTAAGGTTGGGTTTTTATCTATAAAGTGTTGTTTACGTTCGGGTCTACTCTTTAGGTTTATTACAAATTTTTTCATTAGTTAAATTCCGTGGCTACTTCTATGTCGTAGTTCCAAGAGTTTATATTCATAGACACTCTTTCTCCACTTTGTATAGGTGTAACTTTGTGTTCTAGTCCAGGGCCAAACATGACAAGTCTATTTGACACTGGTGTTATACGCATGTTGTTTTTAAATATAAGCTCACCACCTACTAAGTCTTTTACATGCGGGTAAAAAACTATAGAGCATATAGGAAAGTGACTTTGCCCTGTTCTAAAAAAAGTTTGTTCGTCTCTATCTTGGTGCCAATCTGGCATACCATTTCTATGAAACCATATGTCATATCCTACTTGGTTATCAAAGTTAAAGTAGTTAGCTGCTGTATTCATAAGGCGTCTAGCAACTATAGCGTTGTCATGTTCTTCTTCTTTTTTAAAGTAAGTGTGTTTGTTTTGGTTATTTATAGTCTGTAAGGTTGCAGGGTAAAAGACTTTATCTACTACTATAATCATCTAAACTTCGGTCCTTCTATCCAGGCTACTAAAGATTTACGCACGCCACTGGTTACTGGCTGCACTGTATGTCGTATGGGTGATGGAAAACAAAACACAGTTCCTCGTGTCTTTAACTGTATTGGATCTGGTTGTTCGTATTGTCCGTCTATCAAAAACTCACCACCTACGTAATCAATAGGATTACTAAGCTGTATAATCAAACTTAGTTTTCTATCAAACGCTGTGCCGTTGCCCCAAAATGTATCAAAGTGCCAATCGTAGTAGCCGTCATCATCACCATGGTAGATAGTGTATTGGATATCTTCTAGATAGGATATATCAAAACCAAATGCAGCTTTGTTAGCACGAGAAGCAAAGTCATATACTAACTCATTGATCCATTTTATTTGCCCAGCCCAACGTACTTCAGAACGTCTAACTTCTGTGTTTACTGATTGTTCTGTATTACGACCATCTCCTACGTTAGCTTCCATAGGACGTAGTTGTTCGCACTCTAAGATTATTCTGTCACAAACTGTAGGGCTAACACCCCCGTGCCACATTTGCCAAATTGAATTCATAACACCTCCTGTGTTTAGTCTTTGTCAGCTAACTCCTTTATAGCTTCTATAAGCAGTGGTATAAGTTTATCATACCATACTGTTAAATACTGATCGTCTATTGGAGCTTCGGTTATAACTTCTGGCAAGACTTTCTTAACATCTTGCGCACTAAGACCTACCTGTCTTCTTTCATTATCATAACCTAACTCTTTAGCTAATTCATTCTCTTTATAGTAGTAACCTGTTAGTTGTAGTACTTTTTCAAGCGCGTTGTCTATAGGCCCTTCAAACTCTTTTAGTCTTTCATCTGAGTAGTAAGCAGTGATGTTGTTTGTAGCTCTGATTTCACCTGTAGTTCCAGACGCTCCTGTACCTACACCCATTGAGTTTAGTTGTGTATTTGAGCTTGAGCTTATGCCTGGGCCTGTAGGTCCAGTTGGTCCTGGAGGTCCTGATCCACCATTACTACCTGCTGCACCTTTTTGTCCTTTAGCTCCTGTTGGTCCTGTTCCACCAGATCCACCTTGCGCACCTTTTTGTCCTTTAGCACCTGTACCACCATTAGAACCATTAGAACCTGGCTCACCTTTTGCACCAGTTGGTCCGTTGCCACCTGTAGGTCCAGTTGCTCCAGTATTTCCTGTATTACCTTTAGCACCTGTAGGCCCTGTACCACCTGTAGGCCCTGTACCACCAGTTGGACCTGTACCACCTGTAGCACCTTTTTGGCCCTTAGGTCCAGTAGGTCCTGTGCCACCGCCTGGCCCAGTAGGCCCTGTTCCACCCGTTGCACCTTTTTGTCCTGTTGGGCCTGTACCACCTGTTGGCCCTGTACCACCAGTTGGACCTGTTCCACCTATTTCGCCTTTTTGACCCTTAGGTCCTGTAGGCCCAGTTCCTCCGCCCGGTCCTGTTGGTCCTGTTGATCCAGTAGCACCTTTAGCACCTGCTGGTCCTGTACCACCTGTAGGGCCAGTTCCACCGGTTGCCCCAGTAGCTCCTTTTTGACCCTTCTGACCTTTAGCTCCTTGTGATCCAGTAGAACCAGTTGGTCCTGTTCCACCGGTTGCCCCAGTAGCTCCTTTTGCTCCTGTAGGTCCTGTACCACCGGCTGCACCAGTAGCTCCTTTTTGTCCTTGTGGGCCTGCTGGTCCGCCTGCACCAGTTGCACCTTTAGCACCTGCTGATCCTGTTGGTCCTGTAGACCCGCCTGCACCCGTTGCACCTTTTTGTCCTGTTGGGCCTGTAGACCCGCCTGCACCCGTTGCACCTTTTTGTCCTGTTGGGCCTGTACCACCTGTTGGCCCTGTACCACCTATTTCGCCTTTTTGACCCTTCTGACCTTTAGCTCCTTGTGATCCAGTAGAACCAGTACTACCTGTTGGTCCAGTAGCACCTGTTGCACCTTTCGATCCAGCACTTCCGCCTGGACCTGTTGCACCTGTAGCACCTTTTTGTCCTGTAGGTCCAGTTCCGCCTGTAGCACCCGTTGCACCTTTCGATCCGCCTGGGCCGGTTGGACCAGTACCACCTGTAGGACCTGTTGCTCCTACCTCACCTTTTTGACCTTTAGCCCCGTTAGAACCATTACTACCTGCAGGTCCTGTAGCACCTGTAGCTCCCTTTTGTCCTGTTGGGCCTGTACCACCAGTTGCACCAGTGGCTCCTTTTGCTCCGTCACTACCGTTTGATCCAGCTGGCCCTGTAGAACCTGTAGGTCCGGTTGGGCCTGTACCACCTACTTCACCTTTTTGTCCTTTAGCACCTGTTGGGCCCGTACCACCAGTAGGGCCTGTGCCTCCTGTAGCACCTGTAGCTCCTTTTTGTCCTGTGGCACCTTTAGCACCATCACTACCATTTGACCCGGCTGGTCCAGTAGAACCTGTATTACCTGTTGGTCCAGTAGCTCCTACTTCACCTTTTTGACCCTTAGCCCCTGTTGGTCCAGTACCACCAGTAGCTCCTGTCGCACCTTTTGATCCGGCTGTACCTGTTGCACCTTTAGCTCCGTCACTACCATCATCGCCTGCCGGTCCGGTTGGCCCGGTTGGCCCGGTTGGCCCAGTAGCCCCCGTAGCACCTTTTGCTCCGGCTGCACCAGTAGGACCAGTTCCACCTGTTGGGCCCGTGCCACCAGTTGCTCCTGTAGCGCCTTTTGCTCCGGCTGCACCAGTAGCACCTTTTGCGCCATCACTACCATCACCACCTGCTGGTCCAGTTGGGCCCGTGCCACCAGTAGCTCCTGTAGCACCTTTTGCGCCAGTAGCACCTTTTGCGCCACCTGGCCCAGTAGGACCAGTTCCGCCTGTGGGACCAGTTCCGCCAGTTGCTCCAGTAGCTCCTTTATCTCCTTGTGGTCCTGTAGGGCCTGTGCCACCAGTTGCACCGGTTGCACCTTTAGCTCCTTGAGAACCTGTAGGTCCAGTAGGACCTTGTATTGATCCACCACTTACCCATGCTGAACCATCCCAAATATGTAAACTGTCGTCTGCTTGTACT